TTAATCAAGTTTGTCATTATCCATGATTGCTACAATTTCACTTTGTTGGGATGGATAAAGGTGGCTGTATGTGTTTAATGTTTCAGCAACATCCTTATGGCCCAACCTTTGAGATATTATCAATGGGTTGCAGTTTTTGTTTATAAGGTATGAAGCATGCGAATGGCGGAACTCGTGAAGAACGATTCTTTTTACCCCCGATGCTTTAATGTATTTTTCGTATCTTCTGTCTATAGTGCTTGTTGACAAACTGCTATAAAACGAACCGAAAACCCTATAATCCGGTTTTAATGGCGCTTTCTTTTCAGCTTCATTTTTGAGTTGTTTTAATAGTTTCATTACATGACCTGGCATCAGAATATACCGAATAGATGACTTGGATTTAGGCTTGGTGACTTCTCGGTTATATTCTGTTTTTGAAATGTGAATAGAATTCTCCTCAAAGTTAACATCACTCCATTGAAGCGCAAGGAGCTCCCCTTTTCTTGCACCCGAGAAATAGAGAGTTGTAAAAAAAGCTTTATAAATTTCATCATCCACAACAGATATAAACTGTTTGAATTCTTCAAAATCCCAATAATTAAGGCGCTTATTAGGTTCTACCTCAAAATTACCGGCTATTCTTGCGGGGTTGTTTTTTACTCCATAAAACTTGATTGAAAAGTTAAAAACGGCCGATAATGTTGTGTGAATCTTCATTAAGAAATCTGGAGAGTATTTATTTATAATTTTGTTTTGATATTCCATTATGTTTTTTGGAGTTATCAGATACATTTTTGCCAGTCCAAATTCAGGGACTAGGTGGTTATAGAGAATATTTTTAATGACTTGTATTGATGACTTTTTTCTTCTTGCTTTGTACCACTCAAAATAGCTCTCAGCTGCTTGTTTAAATGTTATATTAGAGCTTGTTTCCATGTTGATAAGTGCCTTTGCCTCGGCTTCTTTCGCCTCTTTTTTAGTTTTGAATCCGCGTCTTTTAATCTGTTTTGTACTACCATCATTTTGCTTTACTCTGACTACAAAAAAATAAGTTTTTCTTTGTTCATCTTTGTATACCGGCATAGTTTGTTACCTCCCTGTGGAATATATGTTCGTATTGAAGGTAAAAAAATTTATGAGATAAAAGATGACAAATCCTTTAAATGGCATACTTCTATAGGAACGTTATTCATTTTTGCCGCATCATGCAATGTGACATCGGAGTTTTTATATTCTTTTAATTTTTCGTCTGGCAGCAATAATTCCACTGCATAAGTGTTAGCCTCAACTTCTAACTTATCAACAGAATAAAGGGTTTTTTCGCGCATGAATGGTGTGTTTGCTCTTGGATGTTCCTGCGAGTGTCCCAGTTCGTGTGCACAAGTAAAGATTTGCTCAGGTTTTGTTAAATTTGAATTGATAACTATGAATTTATTTTTTCTTGAATATTTGTAGAAGCCTTTTACTTCTTTATGTAAATTCCAAAACAGCACGTTAACATTTAGTTTTGAAGCTAATTCAAACGGATTGTTTGTTTTATATTTTTTGATGACAGATTCCACATGTTTCTTAATCATTGAATTGCCCCCTAAAGCTTTTAATCTTTCTCTCTATATTTTTTAGGAGTAAATTTTTTATTTATTATTTTTGTTTGTCTTTCTATATACTCCATAGCTTCAAGTAAGGATTCAATAGCCTCCGGGCTCATTGGTTCTCCAGAAAAGCTTAAACCGTCAGTGTTTGTCAAATCATTTCTTATTTGCTCCATCCGCTTGGCAATGTCTTTTTCATCTTTTTCAGACAGCTTACTTTTTACTTGGTATCCAAGTAATTCATCAACACTAACATCATACAGTTCAGCCATTTTTTTTAATATTTCTGTATCAGGATCTCGATAATCTCTCTCATAACCAGATAGGGTTCCGTTAGAAATGCCTAGTTTTTGAGCAGCTTCAATCTGTTTTAGACCCTTTTTCTTTCTTGCTTCTCTTAATTTAATACCTAATTTTTTCATATTATTCGCACCTCGCATAAATAATTTAACATTTTTAAGCGTTACGTTAAATATTTTATGCGAAAAGCGCAAAAAAATACACAAAAATATTGACTTGAGCGTTTCGCTTAATTTATAATAGGTTTCAGTTAAGCGTAACGCTTATTGAAAGGAATGATGCAGGTGTCTTTATATCAAGAAATAGAAAAAATTCGAAAAGATAAAGGAATTACTAAAATTCATATCTCCAGATCGTTTAATAAAACTCCTGCATGGTATTCTGCAATATCAAAGGGAAAGAGGCAGCTTAAAGCAGACGATCTTGAAAAAATGGCAGAAATACTAGGAGTAGCTCCAAAAGATTTTTTTAAATAAAAATTAAGCGTTACGCTTAAAAATAAGGAGGGTGTGATTATGTATTCAACTTTATTTATTGCTCGAAAAGAAAAAAGGAAATCTCAAGGAGATATTGCAAAGGTGCTCAATATTCATGCTCAAAGCTATCACTTAAAAGAGTCAGGAAAGAGAGAGTTTACAGTGTCCGAAGCCATTAAGCTTGCTCAATATTTTAATACCTCACTTGATAATCTTTTTGGAAAAAGGGGAGTCCAATAAAACGGACAACCTCATTAAAAAAGGAGGAGCGATAATGTTTTTAATCAGCTATGTATGGCTACATAACCAAATTCATGTCGTAATCAGCGAATCAACCCAAACACACAACCATGCATTGGAAAAGCTAATGCAACAGGGCGGCGCGATCATTGAGGATGGGTGCAAAAGCAATGTTCTAGGCTCTGTGATAGTCAACGGAAAAAAATCAGTTTGGCCTTTGACAAAGTCAGAAGGGCGTGTAATGGGAGGTAAACAACATGGCTAAATACCGTCACGTTCATACTGAGTTTTGGCAAGACCCAAAAGTTCTTGAAGAGATGACACCGGAAGATAGGTACTTTTATCTTTACCTACTGACAAACCCTAATACATCTCAAATAGGCATTTATTCAATTACAAAAAAACAAATGGCTTTTGATTTAGGGTATTCCATTGAATCAATTAACAGCCTTATGGAAAGATTTTTAAAACATCATAAACTGGTGGAATTTAATCCTACGACACGAGAAATTGCAATTATCAAATGGGGTAAATACAACCTGACAAAAGCGGGTAAACCGATGCTCGATTGTATTCAAAAGGAGCTGCGGCAAGTCAAGGACAGATCATTGATTCAATTGATTTATCCTCACATTCCAAACGAATCTATAAAACAACTATTCTTACGATACGTTAACGATACGTCGACGACAAGTGACCAAAAAGAAAAACAAAAACAAAAAGAAAAAGAAAATAATATTTTGTCGGGTAAACCCGACAGCGCATCTTCCAAAAAAGAAAAAGAGGAGATCCCATACAAACTCATCATTGACCTTTTAAACAAAGTCGCTGGAACAAAGTACAGACATACTACAGCAAAAACCAGGTCTTTAATTAAGGCACGCTGGAATGAAGGTAATCGATTTGACGACTTTAAACATGTCATTTTAGTCAAATGGGAAGAATGGCGCGGCTCTGATATGGACAAGTATTTAAGACCTGAAACGCTGTTCGGTACTAAGTTTGAGAACTATCGTAATCAAAAGCCAAAAGGGGGAAGCCGCATTGATCCAGGAACAGAAGACCAATACTCGGGCCTCTTTTAAAACAATTAGCCCTAAGTTTAAAAGCCTGGCTCATTTGATTCCCGAGAAGATCGGCACGCGCATATGCCCTGATTGCGGGACTGAAGTTCCTATTTACCGCAAGGGAGAAAAAGAAATCAGCCATTGTTTGACCTGTGATAACAAAGGATTGGAAAAAGAAATGAATGAGTTCAAGCGGCAATCCGAGGCGGAAGCTTTCTTCTGGAATAACAGCCTTATCCCGCCGGACACGAGAGATAAAACATTCGAAAATTACCCTTTGAAAACGGCTACGGAATCACAAATTGCCGCCTTTTCTAAAATCAAATGGTATGCGGAGAATTTTGGACAATGGGAGGGCTTTGATTCTCTCATGCTACAGGGGTCTTACGGAGTCGGCAAAAGCCATTTAGCCCACAGCGCTGCCATGCATATAAAATCTCTCGGTAAAAAGGTGGCATTCATCAATACGAAAATGCTGCTGCGCCGGATAAGAAACGCTTACGGTGAACGGTCAAAAGAAACTGAGGAAGGCATTTTGCAAAACATTGAAAAATCGGATTTTCTCGTCATTGATGATTTGGGCGCGGAGTATGTCAAAAAGGACAAAGGCGGCGAGGAATCCTGGGGTGCTGATCTGATGCTGTCTATTGTGGAATCACGGGAACACGCTCCAACGATCATCACGACCAACTACAACAGCCAAGATTTAAAAAATAAGTATGGACAGCACGGCGGGCGAATCGTTTCACGCTCTTTAACCGGCGCCAAAGTCATTAAAATTCAAGGACCAGATAATCGTTTGGAGGTGGCGACAAGTGGATGGTAAGGAATTAAAACCGATCATGCCTGGTGTGTGGGGGCATCTTGAAACCAACAAAACACCAGAGGAACTCAAACAAGGATTGAGGGAGCTAGAAACAAAGCTCGAAAACTTGCTGGACTATTGGTCAAATGTACGGAGGGATAACGCATGAAACACGGAAAGCGGCCAACACGCGCGCAAAAGAAAATCATCAAAAAGAACGGTTTAAACCCAGAGAACTGGCTTATATCAAAGAATCTACGGCATGAACAAAGATTAGTAGTTGTTCACCGTCATACCGGTACCGTGCGGGAGTGTTGGGCGTGAAAAAGACTGCCCGCGCTGATCGTTTAGAAATTGCCCTGGATAACTTGAATTATGAATGGTCATATGTCCAGCTTTGTAAATTGATAGATTACTGGTATGACGGCAAATCGTTATATGACGCTGCCGATCTTCTGAGAAGAAAACCGGACGAGCTTTTGATTCTGATTGTGGACCTTGCAAAAAGAAGGATTCTGCCTCACAGGCCATACGGTATAGCCGCGAATCCGAGAATATGGATCGGTCCCCAAAGGATGATTACTAAAAAGAACGGAGTAAGACAGCTATTCTGTGAAAGCCCTGTTTATATCCCGTTCCTTGAAAATAATTTTATTTGGTATGAGCAGGAGCTTTATAAGTTTAAAGATTTGTGGAATCGGGGTCAGTCCATTATCAAAATCGCAAAATCCTTTAAAAGAGAAATAGAAGAATTATTATTCCTCGTCATTGATCAGGGGAACAAGGGAATGATTCAGCCGCGAAATGGGGGGCTTTTAGGTGAGGAAGCATCTGAACAAGAAAAAAGGCGGTTCAAGTTTATCGTTTGAAAAAGCATCCTTACAGCAGCTTTTAGTGATTATCAGGTTTGAGCATTGTCCAAAGCGTTACAAAAATGCTGCTTTGAAAAATCTTTTAAAGAGGTGAAATCCTTATGACAGAACAGGAGCGTATGGAAAAAATCGAATGGATCAATTTGATTGAAAGATACGGGAAGGAGTCGCTTAAAAGCAAAAGTGATGAAGAAATTGAAAAGCTTTATAACCTGGCCATGCTCAGGCAAACGGATGAAATCTTTGCATAAAAAAACCAGAGCTATTAAAAGCCCCGGAAATAAAAACTCGACATTTTTATTTTAACACGGGGGTGCGGCTGGTGAACAGTCCTAAAGAAATCAAAGTCAATCAAGATTTATCAAGCAAAATTCAAAACGGGAAGGTCACTGTCATTGTTTTAGATGGCCTAAACGGAAAGGCTTATGAAGCACAGGCCCCGGAACACGGCAGAACGATCATTGAAACATTTAAAGGTGACTTTTCACGGATTAATCTTGAATCATCACACAAGTTCAATTAATTTGCAGGGGTTTTCCCCTGCGGGGGAGGAACGGAATGAACAATGATATTCAATTTTTAAAAGAACTGCAGGAAGAGTTAAAAACACAAGATACAGACTGCCAGGCTGTCCCACGTTTTTGGGCTTTGATGGATTACAGATGGAGAGAATCCACAGAGGGAGAACATGAAAGGATAAGCATTTATTCTTCTGATGCTGGTGAATGTTATGAGTTAAATGAATATGTTGAAAACATTCTGGAAGATGAATATACCATTTACACAGAAGAAATGTTGGAAGAGCTTAGAGAAATCTATGACCTGGAAGATGAAAGCGAAATGTTGGAATGGATAGATGAAAATGATAATGATGACACTTTCCCGATATTTGAGATAGAAGAATCATTTATTGTACCTAATACTATGTTTCTGACAAAGAAAGAAGCAAAGGAACATATCAAACAAAATCAACACCATTACACCAAAAAGGTACACACATACGCCATGACAGCTTGGAGAGCTCTAAAAGTTCAACGGCTGCTTACAATTCTTGAGACGTTTGATTGGGATTCTATTGAGAAAGAAGGTGCCGTAAAATGACACTTTTACAATCTTCTTTACTGCATACGATCAAGGCGCAGCGGGACAACATGATGACCATTGAAGAGCTGGCGGAGAAGTACGAACTTCATTCGGATTACGTGAAATCGATTATTGAACGCACGGACGGGCTGGCGATTAAGGGTAATGTCGCCTATGTTCCAAAACAATCTTATTTGTTGCCAATGATGGGGGTTGCCTGGTTGTTCTTTGCTATCGTGATCATGCCAATGCTGGCAAATTAAAAAATATAGGCGTGACGGGCGCCAGAAAGGTTAATAAGAATGGAATTAGGCGCAGATTTAACTGGATACCAAATAGGTAAATTACAACATTCTTTCGGTCTTGATTACTCAAATAAGCCTTATCGAAATTATTATTATTGCAGTGAAAATAACGCTGAATGGGATGATATGTGCAAAAAAGGATATGCAATAAAAAAAGTGAACAGCGATTATGGAATTGTTTATTATGGCACTTTGAAAGGTCTAAGAACTGTTTTTAGAAGAAATGTCACAAGAAAATATTTTGAATCAATATAGGTCGGAGCCGGGAAGGGGAAATGTTATGAAACAGGATTACAAGCCCGTTCTGCAGCAAGCCATTGATATATTTGATCGAAAATACGGGGAGAATGGCAGAATACACCTTATGTTTTGGTTACAAGACAACCTGATGAAAACCGTCGGCGGACGGAAATAGAATATGTCCTAGATGGAATACCTGCGGACACTGAACTTACAGCATATTGCTGTTTGTTTGGTGTCCGTTTTTTATTTTCCCCCGGTTGCATTCCTAGTGAAAGGAGAAACGGACATGAAACCCAATAAAAGAAAACGTTCTGAAAAAGCACAGGAGCGCTCTGAGAGCTTTTGGAGAGAAATCATGGGGCAAAACAAGCAGATTCTTAAAAGAGGCAAAGGCGGCGCTTATAAGCGCAAATAAAGGGAGGAATAAACCATGCTATTTCAATTACCCGAAATCGATAGAGAAGCGACGAAAAAGAAAATTGAAGCCATACTGGATAATTACAGGGTGGTTCTTCTGCAAGTGCCAGATAATCTGCTGCCAAAGATCACAGCGGGTTTTAACATCGTTCCACCGTCAAATACAAACGCGTTTCATTCATCTACCGAGGATACGGCCATCAAAAGAATTGAAATGGAACAGGAACGACATGCCTTTCTTTTAAAAATTCAAAAGGCTGTGAATCGATTGCCGGCCAATGAACGGCAGATCATCATCATGAGGTATATGTCACAGGATCACCGTTTTGATTATGAAGTTTACAACGAAATCGGGTTAAGCCCGCGCACATACTTCCGGATAAAATCGCGTGCTTTTTACAATCTGGCTTTTGCATTGAAAGAAGAAGTGTATGTGAAGGGAAGTGCTTCATAATGAATTTTGTGCAGCCTATCCGGGATATGGACCAGATTTATTATATAAAGAAATTCCTGAGAGAACGGAGTGAAAGAAACTATCTGCTTTTCGTCACCGGCATAAACTCAGGCTTGCGTATATCCGATTTACTTCGTTTAAGAGTCCGCGACGCCAAACGAATGTACATCGATTTACGCGAGAAGAAGACCGGCAAGCAGAAACGGATCAAAATAAATAAGGCCCTAAAAAAGGCCCTGGCCGACTATATTAAAGATAGAGATGACCAGGAATTTTTATTTAAGAGCCGTGAAGGGCTTAACAAACCAATCAGCAGAAGCACGGCATATAACATACTCAAAGAAGCTGCGGAATACGTGGGGCTTGATGGTATAGGCACGCATACTATGAGAAAAACGTTCGGTTATTGGCACTATAAAAAATTCAAGGACGTTGCTCTGCTGCAAGAGATATTTAACCATTCCAGCCCGGACGTGACGCTTAGATATATTGGGATTACTCAAGACACAATGGACCAAACAATGGACGCATTCAGCTTGTAAGCTCATCTGTTTTCAAAACGGATGAGTTTTTTTCTGCCTGTTTTAACGAACTAACCATAATGAGAAAGTGTCCGACTCATTTTGGCAAAATGGTATGAAACTATGCAGGACAAAGGGTTCCGCGTTTCTGTGAATTGGACACAATATAAGATATGGTTAATTCGTGGATAATGTGGATAAAGTTTGAAGGTCAAAACCCACCTAAAAAAGATAGTTGTAAGTGCAAAAAATGCCCACATTTCCATATCGTTGTGATATATTTAAGTTAGAATTTATTTGTTTTTAGCTTTACAGTTCACCTCAGAGGGAAAAGGTCATATGTATAAACAATTAACTTTTTAGAAATGATTGTTGACTAAAGGGGTGAAGATAATGGCTGAAATTTTTGAATTTACAAGAGGGGGAAAAAGAATGTCTACTCTACAAGAAACTAAAGTGGACATCAAAGAGGTTGCAAAGATGTTTCTGAGCTTAGAAAGCATGACGCATAAGAAATTACAAAAGCTTTGCTATTATGCTTATTCTTGGCATCTTACGCTTTATGGAAAAAAACTTTTTGATAATCGTTTCGAAGCATGGGTTCATGGCCCAGTTTGTCCAGAATTATATCGAGAATACAAGCAATTTGGTTGGAATGAAATTGAAAAGACCGATCCAAGTGAATTTTTCTCTGTATATAATCATGAATATGAATTCATTAACCAAGTTTATCAATCATACGGCCATCTAAATGCTAATGAACTTGAGTATTTAACACATATCGAAGATCCTTGGAAAGAAGCAAGGGGAAATTTAGGTGAGTTAGAACCTTGTAACAATTATATTAATGATGATACTATTCGCAGTTATTATCAAAGAGTGATGGAAGATGCCCAAGGAGAATAAATTAAATAAACCTTTAATACCTAAAGCTGCCATACCAGGCAATGCAAAAACCAATATTAGAATATTTCCCCAAAGGTCACAAGAGGAAATAAGACGGTTAAATCAAGAAAAGATTTATTTTTCATTTAAATTTTTGGATTTAAAACACCCTGCATTTAACTGTGGGGAAGTAGAATCTTCGTGGTTTTTGCATTGCTTTGATAACTTTAAACATATTTCTGATCTGACTTTTAATGAACTTGAACAACAAAGGCAACATTATGACTTACATAGACATGATTTTAATAAAACAACCCATCATTATAGTGAAAGTATTGCTGAAGAAATATTAGAACAAATATCTCTTGAAAATATGATTCAATTTCGTTTGTCACTTTCAGGAGGGAGAGTGCACGGAATCAGGTATCATAATACTATTTATGTAATTTGGCTTGATCCATATCATAATATGAATTGGGATAGTAGGTATGGTCCTCCTAAGCATTACGAGACTCCAACTAGGCCATATGAAATCCTCCAACAACAAGTCAATTTACTGCATGATATTATAAGAGAAAAAGAGAAAGAAATAGCTTCAAAAGAAAACGATATTAAACATTTATTTGAAATGCTTGAAGAATGTGAAGATAGGCAGGCATAATATAAATTTGAATTGTTAAAATATTTATTAGCGCTTTCCTAATGGACAGCGTTTTTTATTTTATATAATGTTCATTCTTACTTTTGGCACAATTATGGCACAACGTTGGCACTCTGTTTTTGTTTAAACAATGTATTATGGTATTAAGAGAGTAGACAAATTTCATCGTCATAGTAACTTTCATAAGATAAGAAAAATCAAAAAATGTCCCAATTTCAAAAGGCATCCTACGGGGTGCTTTTTTATGTTTAGAGGGGGAATCGTTCGACAAATTTCGCGAATTGTTCCATTGTCACTTTCTTTCACCGATAATAAGGTGGGAGGGTATGGAATGAATTTTGAAACAAAATATTTAATACGATGGGGAATTCCAGGATGGATGCTTATATTTTGGATTACAACTTTTTTTGTCTTAACTGAATTTGAAAATATTTTTTCACACTTTAATTTTTCTGATTTTGGAAAATTAGTAGGTGTGTTTATTTCTTTGGGGGTATTCGGTATTGTTTTAGGCTATATAGTTCATCAACTATATTTTGTAGTAAACTGGGTTACGGATAAAGCGCGAATGTTTGAAAATGTCATTAAAGAAATAGACAATTTCCCTAAACCAGATAATTGGGGTGGAAATAATAGAGTAGATTATTTTTATCTTGAATTTATTTGGCATAAAAATTTATTAGAACTCGAAGAGGAAAAACGTAATTATATTGTAGGTAGATATAGGTATCTTTTATCTACAGTTCATGGATTAGGCACTTTATTTTTAAGTCATTTTTTATCTTTTGTTTTTACAATAGCAGCCGGATTATTGAAGTTTGGCAATTTAACACTTGAAGTTGATTTTTTGGCAATAGCACAAGGTGGAATAATGTTTGTTATTTTAGCGAGCTTTAAGTACTATTCAGAAAACTTGAACTACTTTCAGGGCCGCGTTTTAAATGCAATGTTAAAAGATGAAATCTAGCATCCTTCAGGGGTGCTTTTTTATATTCTCTGTAAACCGGGTCCAGTGAATCTCAGATTAGACGATTGGCGGCTAATGAGGGCCTCTGAGTGTGGAGCCGGTTTAGAAAGATATAAGTTAGTGTTGAAACTCTAAAAGACAATCGTTCGACAAATTTCGCAAATGCTACCACTGTCATGTTTCCTGATCGATATAAATCTGGGAGGAGATTTAATGACAGTTATAAAAAAGATATTGTTTTGTTTATGGTGTGTAATAAGAAAAACAATGATGTTTGTATTTATTCCATCCAGAAACTTTTCAGTCGTACTTATCCAGTCAATAACATGGGTACTTTTAGTTGGCATGTCTTTAGCTTGGATTCAGCGTTCAGCAAAAATTGTGGAGACTACGTTTTTTCTTTCCTATAATATTTTATTAGTTTCTTTGATATATTGGGTTCTTACTTTTCAATCTTATCTAAAAAATAAAAAGGATAGACTATATCTAAAAGTGCCTAATCGAAAGCAATACATCCATGAAAATTCTAAAATAAATGACGTTATTGCAGAAATTGAAGCTTTGAAAAAATCTATCAATAATTGGGCAGGAATTAATAATAGAGACCTAGCTCTAGAAAGGTTAAAATTATTAAGAATGTATTTTAAAGTTAGCTCTGGAAAAAAAGAAATAAAACTTTTAAATAATTCAATAGTCGCTGTAATCCTAGGAGTGTTTTCTTCAATTATTTTTAATAAAGATATAATGAATTACATTAAAGGAAATCATTTTAGGTTGGTAGATGAAAGTTTTATTAATTATGCTAATGGAATAACCTTGCTTTTAATTGGAATAATAATTGTAGGTAAGTTTTTGATAGAAAGTCATAGGTTTAATAAACAAAATGAGCTTTATGAAGATATTCTGAATAACCTTATTTTAGAGCACGAAGAAAAACCGGTTAAGACTGAAAATAATACTCCAGGCATCTAACTAAGCGCCTGTCTAATGTAGTTCCAATCGGCGCTTAATTGCCTGAGATCTCAGTTTAGTTAGAATATTTACATGCGCTTTCCCAAAAGGGAGGGCGTTTTTTATTTTAGGAGATGATCTAAATGGAATCAAAATGCGAGCATTGCGGCGAAGTTCACGGGGTTTTATTGCGGGAGGAAAAAAGGGAGAATGGCGTTGAAATAGGGTATATTCAATGCCCCGCTTGCCAACATAGGGCCGTGTTTTCTGTGACTACCCCACAAATTAGAGACCTCCAAAAGCGTATTAGAGGTGTAAAGAACCAATATGCGAAAGCCAAGAGGCTAAAGAAAGCCGAGCGCCTTTTGACAGAGTATTTCAATTTAAAGGAGCGTATTGGCCTACTTATGCAGCCTTTAGTCGAGCAAGCAAATGAAGAGCTGAATCAATAAGTGTTTGACACTGAAGGAGGATTACAATGCCGCCTAAGCCATTAAGGGAGTGTAAGGCCCATGGATGCAAGACTCTTACCCGAGAAGGCTACTGCTCTGACCATAAGCACGTCAAGCAGGAGGAAACGAAACATTACAACAAACATTCAAGAAACAAAACAATAACAAGTTTTTATAAATCAACTGAATGGAAACGAACAAGAGAACTTGTTTTGCTTCGAGACAATCGTCTTTGCCAGCGATGCTTGAGAGAACATCGTTTCACGCATGCTGACATGGTTCATCATATTGTGGAGGTAAAGCAGGACTGGTCCAAGCGTTTAGACCTTTCGAATCTCGAAAGTCTTTGCAATGCCTGCCATAACAAGGTTCACGGCGATCGGAACAAGCTGATTAAGTAGGGGTACCCCCCTATGAAAATCCTTGGGAAGCAACCGCCGCGGGAACGGCGCCCCCTCTTCTGCAAACAAACACCGCTTTTCAAAGTTCCCAAAAACAAAAAGAACCCTCCCGGCAAATTCGCCGAGAGGGCTTGATATGACTTGTTTCGTTGTTGCTTTCATCATAGCATGAGACTGAGAAAAAACAAGCGCGAAATTGCAATTTTTTTAAAGAAATGAGGTGAGAAAAGATGCCGAGACCTGCAAAATCCGCAGCCCTTCAATTAATACAGGGCAATCCAAATAAAAAGAATACGAAAGAGCTTGCAGCCAGGGCTAAATATGAAAAAAAGATGAAAATGCGCTCTGAAAATATCAAACCACCTACTTGGCTGGATAAGGTGGCTAAAAAAGAATTTAAGCGGATTGCTGCTTTATTATCTGAGGTGGAAATTATGACGGAGGCGGATATCAGCATGTTAGCCGCCTACTGTAACGCCTATTCTCAGTACATCTCTATTACAAAAATTATTGAAGAAGACGGCATCATGATCCATACAGAGGGCCAAGGTGAAAACGGGGAGCTGGTCAAGTTGATTGGAGAAGAGCATCCCCTCCTGAAACGACAGAAAAACTTCTATGATCAAATGAAATCGGCTGCTAATGATTTCGGACTCACACCGTCTGCACGTGCCAAGCTCGCGATCACCAAGACCCAAGAAGAACGCGAAAAAACAGCAGCGGAAAAGGAGTTCAATAATGTATGAATACAATTAAACAGTTTATGATTGACTACTCGCGCGATGTGGTATCGGGCGAGATTGTTGCGTGTCAAAAGCATAAATGGGCTTGTGAGCGATTTTTAAAAGACATCAAAAGAGAAGGGACGAGAGAATTTCCCTATGTATTCGATGATGAGAAGGCTCGGCGTTTTCTCTTTTGGATGACTCAATTTAAACATACCAAGGGGCCTTTGCAAGGACAAAATATTGTACCTGAACCAATACAGATTTTTATTTTCGGGAATGTTTACGGATGGGTTCACAAAGATACGGGTTTCCGCCGTTTCAAAAAAGTGTATTGGCAGGTTGGCCGCAAGAATGCAAAAACTCAGAGTTTGGCCTGTGTTGCTTCATATGAAGCTATGGCAAACGGAGAAAACATGTCAGAGGTATACATTGGAGCCACAAAAACTGAGCAGGCTCAAATATGTTGGAAGGAAATAAAAGCCCAGATAGAAGGGTGCGAGCTTCTAAATAAGCCGGAGCAAAAATACAGGATTGCATACAGTACCATTGAGCACCCAAAAACAAATTCAATTATTAAAGCATTGTCTAAGGATGCCGGTAAAACAGGGGATGGATTCAATCCACAGTGTGGGATTATCGATGAATGATTTTGTCGCCTAACTTAGAAATAAGTTAGTGAAAATCAACCAAAAACGGTGAAGTCTAAAAACCATATTCTTTATTTATTGATACATTAACGATAAAGTAAAGGTATCATAGTAACTGGAGAGATACTTTATGAAATCGGGAATTTATTCAATAACAAATATTTGTAACAGTAAAATTTATATCGGACAATCAGTTAATGTGAAAAGAAGATTAAATGACCATAAATACCTATTAAGAAAAGGTAAACACCGCAATACTTATTTGCAACGAGAGTTTAACAAATTTGGAGAAGATAATTTTGTTTTCGCTATTGAAGTTCTCTGTCCAATAGAAGAATTAGACTTAGAAGAACGGAAATTCATTAATAATAGAGATTCTATGAACCGAAAAAGGGGTTATAATCTTGAGAGTGGTGGAAATGCCAATAAGAAATTTTCCGAAGAATTAAAAGAAACTCGTCGAGGAAAAGGAAATCCTATGTTTGGTAGAAAGCACTCAAAGGATTTCGTTGAGAAAATCACGTTATCTAACAGAGGGGCGAGTGATTTGTTCAGCGAGAAAGACATAGAGAAAATGAAATTATTGTTTTTAGAGGGCAAAAAACAAAGCGAAATAGCAAAGATATTCGGAGTTGAATTATCGACCATAAACAAAATTATTAAAGGTGTTAATTGGTATTGGGTAAGGGAAGATCTTCAAATCAAAATTGAACAAAAAATTAAAACTGATAAAGATATAAAAATGAAAACAAAACGCGATAAAAGAAAACGGATTGACAACTCCAAAAAAGTTATACAAGAGAGAAAAGAAAATGTACGAAAAGATTTTTTGGAGGGTTTAACAAAAGACAAGATAATGAAAAAACATAGTATCTCAAAAACAACTTATGTTAGGATGACATCTGACCTTTATAATCAGCGAAAACAAAGGATTAAAGATAAAGTTTTCGAATTGAAAAATATAGGATTGATGAATAAGGAGATCGCGGAAAAGTTAGGTCTACACAGGACTACTGTTACAGAGTATTTAAAGAATGGTTCATGATAATACCGTGGTAAGCGAGAACATCACTCGCCACCGTAACGCATAGGGGCTGAGCGCTAAGAGAGCAAAAACGCCCCCACGAGTGGTTGACACCTTACTATTTAGTTAAAGGTGAAAATGTATGCTGACCTTACAGGAAACTGTAAGAAGTAAAGGATAAAAAGCCTTTACGATAACAATGTGGAATATCACGCGCATAAAACATCCGAAATTTATGACGTCCTTGCTTCCGGAATGGGAGCAAGAAACCAACCATTGATGATTATTATCACAACTGCTGGTTTTGAATTAAACAATCCTGCTTACCGGGTGGAATATGATTACGTCTCTCGCATTTTGGACCCAAACAAAGTAGAAACCAATGAACAATATTTTGTGATAATCAATGAACTGGATAAGGGGGATGACATCAAGGATGAGCGTAACTGGATAAAAGCAAATCCTATAGTTGCTGCTAATGAACACGGGATCGAATATTTGCGCGGCGAGCTTGAAGTCGCTCTTGCGGTTCCTGAAAAAATGCGTAATTTTCTCACTAAAAATATGAACATCTGGGTCAATATGCGCGAAAACGGCTATATGGATATGCAGGCATGGAAAGATTGCGGGTCCGATCAATTCCCTGATCTAAATGGCCGAGAGTGCTATGTTGGGATTGACTTATCAAAACGAATTGACCTGACAGCTGTCTCGTTTATTTTCCCATTGGATAATGGGAGCTTTGCTGTGGAGAGTCATGGCTTTATGCCTGAAGATACATTTTATGAGCGTATTAAGACTGATAACGTCCCGTATGATCTGTGGAGGGATAAGAACTGGCTAACCGTTACCGATGGCGCTGTTGTCGATTATGACTATATTAGGGCGTATATTAAGAAAATGGAGAAAGAAAACGGCTGGAGAATCAAAGAAATTGGTTATGATCCGTATAATGCTACACAATTTGCCCAACAGATGGAGGCTGACGGATATGTCATGATTGAAATTCGACAGGGTGTTGCCACACTATCTGAGCCAACGAAAGACTTCCGTGAAAAAGTAAAAGCGAAAAAGATCATCCACAATAAAAATGATCTGCTGACATGGGCCATGGGGAATGCCGTTACAAAAGTGGATGCACAGGAAAACATAATGCTGGACAAGTCAAAGTCAACACAACGGATTGACCCGGCGGCTGCGCTTATTAATGCTCATGTGCGTGCTTCGCAAATTGATACGGCCGTTGACTTAAACGCTTATATACAATCTGGATCGTTCAGCCTGTAGGGGGTGGAAATGCTGAAATTTCTAAGATTCTTGCAGATGATTTTAGAGGATATCTTGCTCATCGCAGGCATGGTATTCATTTCAATAGCCATATATCGGATGAACGTAAACGCGGGTTTAATTGCAACCGGTGTTTTTTTATTTTCTCTTGCCAGCTTGGCAGGATTCGTTCGTCAAAAAAATAAGGGGGAAGGAGGGAAATAGATGCTATTAAGCCGTTTAAAGAGCGGAATAAAAAATGAAATTGCTGAAGAGGATAGCGGCTCCCTTCTCCATCCGGCCAATTGGTTTAGAAATATTTTTGCTGGGACAGAGAGTTCATCTGGTGAAAGAGTATCAACAAAAACGGCCGTTTTGCATCCGGATGTATATGCTTGCGTGATTGTTTTGGCTGATGATATTGCGAAACTGCCGATTAAACTTTTTCAGAATCAAAACGGAAACATACAACAGATTCAAAATGAAGTAAGCGACATTATTCTGAACAAAGTCAATAACTACATGACAAGCTTTGTGTGGAAACGGCTTTTGGTTACGAGATTGTGTACTTGGGGAAACAGCTATAATCTTTTGCTTTTTGATAAAGACGGGAATGTGGCTGGGATCAGACCATTAGACCCTGAAGCGACAAATACGAATATTGATCCAAATAACGGCCGGGTATGGTATTCAACCACACTTGACGGCAAGTACCGTGAATTTTTTTACGAAGAGGTACTGCATTTTAAAAACCTGTCTCTTGACGGAATTGTAGGCCAAACCCCGATTTCAGTTATTCGGGACAATATCGGATCAAATAGAGCTGCGACAAAATTTAACGCGAAATTTTACAAGAATGGCGGCGCTCCATTTGGCGTTGTAAAAGCGCCGACCCTTTTAGACAGAAAAAGCAAACAAATTCTTAGGGAAGACTGGGAGCGGGTGAATGCGGGGCAGTCTATTGCAGTTTTAGACGCCGGCCTCGATTATTCACAAGTAACAATGCCTATGAAGGATGCTCAATTTATAGAGTCAATGAAGTGGAATCGTCAGCAGATTGCATCGATTTATAAGGTGCCTCCGCATAAAATAGGTGAGCTGGACAGGGCAACATTTTCAAATATTGAGCAACAATCCTTAGATTATGTCAAAACCACTTTACAGCCAATTGTCACAAATATTGAACAAGAGTTAAACGATAAGGTTTTGACAGAGAAGCAGCGGGGAGCTGGCTATTACTTTAAATTTAACCTGGAATCAGAGCTCCGCGGGGACAGTAAATCACGTGCTGAATTTTATAAAACGATGCAAAGTGTCGGCGCTTTTAGCGTTAATACTATCCTTCAAAAAGAGGACATGACAGGTATCGGGGAGATCGGCGATGAGCATTATGGAAACTTAAACCTTGTTCCCCTTTCAATTATGAAAGAGTATCAACTTAGCAAGGTCAAACGGTCTTCAAATCGCCTGAAAGGGGGTGATGGCAACGGAACAGAAGAAGAAAAACAAGTATTGGAACATGAAGGTTCTGAATGATTCGTCCGCTGAAATCACGCTTTACGGTTCGATAACTGGCGAAGGCTGGTTCAGTGAAAGTTCATCTAAAGCCTTTCAGTCTGAATTGAAAAGTTTAGGTGATGTGAGCTTTATTGATTTGTATATCAATTCGCCTGGTGGGGATGTTTTTGAGGGGCAGGCTATTCATTCGATGCTTCAGCGTCACAAGGCAAAAATCAATGTCTATGTGGATGCACTGGCTGGAAGTATTGCTTCTGTCATTGCAATGGCGGGGGACAACATCACGATGCCAAGTAACGCCATGATGATGATTCACAACCCATACATGGGGATGGTCGGGAATGCCGCGGAATTCCGGAAGGCAGCCGATGATCTGGATAAGATTACTGAAAGTATCGTTTCCACATATCTTGCGAAAGCAGGAGACAAACTGGACGACGGGACTTTACGCCAGCTGCTGGATGAGGAAACCTGGCTCACCGCCGATGAAGCTTTAAATTATGGTTTGATCGATATGGTTTCAGAATCAAAGGATGTAGCAGCCTGCATTGATCATCAGGTACTGGCACATTTTAAACATGTTCCAGGCAAAATTGTTGCTCAATCCGCTGCTGAAAGTCCGGCAGAAACTAAGCCGGATGAATTACTAAAACAAAAGATCAATATGAAACTTGAACTCTTAAATCTTTAAGGGTTCTTTTTTTATGCCATTTCTAAGGAGGACAAGCATTTGAAACATAAAAAGTTAATGAACCTTGATATTCAATTTTTTGCCGGGGGCGGGATGTCCAAAAAAGAACGAGAATTGCGCCAGACCTTGGCGGAAAAACGTACAAAAATTGAAGCGCTGACCGATGAAGGGAAAATGGATGAAGCCAAAAAACTACTTGCAGAGGCTCAACAAATTAAAGATAAAATTCAGACATATGAAGATATCCGAAATATGCAAGTTTCATACGAACAGGAAGAGCCGCAGCATGATCCAGAGACAAAGAACCCGCAACAACCAACGGATGATATCGCTAAAACAGAAGTGAAGAACCATGTTCAGCTTTTTGCATCCGCCCTTAAAACAGGAAAGGTACCGCAACCTCTTGCCGCGATGAAAGAAGGCGTGGATGAGGATGGCGGGCTTATTGTACCGCAGGATATCTCCACGAAAATTAATGAAAAACGACGCCAATTTGATACCCTGGCAAATCTCGTCGATGTCATTCCGGTATCAACAAACAAAGGTTCACGGGTTCTTGAAAAATTATCAGATATCACCCCATTGGCAAATCTTGAGGAATTAGAAAATATTGAAGAGTTAGAGAACCCTAAATTTGAAAACATTAAATATAACATCAAGGATTATGCCGGGATCTTGGTTCTTTCAAATGATTTGCTTGCAGATACAAAGGAAGCGCTCTTGCAGTATCTAACGACTTGGTTGGCGAAAAAATCAGCCGTAACCCGCAATACGTTGATCCTTAATCAATTGGGGACCCTTGCAAAAACAACGGTTTCAAAACAGGACGATATTAAAGACATTCTTAATGTCAAACTCGATCCAGCTATTAATGCGACAACTAAAGTTGTCACAAACCAATCCGGCTTTAATATGTTGGATAAACTGAAAGACGCGTTCGGCCGCTATCTACTTCAGCCGAATCCTACAGACCCGACGAAAAAGTTGTTGTTTGGAAAGCCGGTTTCTGTGATTTCTGATAAGTATTTGCCGAGCAACGGCACAAAAACACCAAAACATCCGTTAATCATCGGAGACCTTAAAGAAGCCGTTAAACTGTTTGACCGCCAGCAGTATTCTATTTTAACAACTAATGTCGGTGGAAAAGCATTTTATCGCAATTCAACAGATGTGCGAATTATTGAGCGTGAGGATGTAGTCCTATGGGATACAGATGCGGTGGTTTACGCGGAATTTTCATCAATTAAAGATGCAGTTCCTGACAATGAAACTCCAAGCACTGGCGGCTCAGAAGATAAATCAGTTGATGTTGGAAAATAATAAAAGAAAAGGATGAGGAAAAATGGCAGATCAATTTCTAAACCAAAGTAACGGCGTATTCACTTCTGCGGAGGACGATGGCACGGGCAAACCGGTAACGCCCGTTTATTTGAAGGACAACAGCGAAGAAAATCCTTTATACATCAAAGGAATGCAAGGGGAACCTGGTCCGCAGGGGCCGCAAGGACCAAAAGGGGACAAGGGAGATACTGGCCCACAAGGTCCACAAGGAGAACCAGGACCCCAGGGACCAAAAGGTGACAAAGGCGATCCTGCTGTCATTGAAGAAAAAAGCATTACCCATGAAATGCTTGGTGAAAAGGTAGTAAGAAGCAACAACGTAGGAACTGGTAGCATCATGATGGACAACTTAAACAGCGAAGTAAAGGCCATTTTAGAAGACCTACAAAAGCAAATTGATGAATTAAAAGGCGGAACATCTAGTTAACGAAAGATAGGTGATGCCCTATGACTGAAACCCAACAAAAAGAGCTTGAAGAGGCGAAAAAATTCCTCCGGGTCGATGGTGACCTGGAGGATGATTTAATTCTTGGGTTTATCGCTTCTGCAAAAGAATACATTACGTCCGCAACGGGCCTGAAATTTCCTAATAATTCAGCTCGCGCAGATTTGTGCGTAAAGGCTTTTGTCACCCACTGGTATGAAAACCGTGAAATAGCTGGCACAACTTCAAACCTTGATGGTGTTCTGACAACGTTGATCAATCAATTAAAATACACAGTTCCGGAGACTGATGCCGATGCTGAATGACATGCGATATAGAATCAAGTTTCAAAAGAAAAAAGAAGGCGGACGCCTTCCTGTGGAAGGTAACTATGAAACGGTCGTTGAATGCTGGGCAAAAGCTGAAGGATTAAAAGGCCGGGAATACTATGCAGCGGCGGCTGTACAAAAAGAACATACAGTAAAATTTACGATCCGACACCGAGAGGATATCGACAAACATATGCGGATTCTGTTTCAGAACCAATCATATGAGATCGAATCAATTCTTCCAAACTATTCCCGAAAGAATTTCACCACAATAAGAGCAAAGGCGGTGGAATAATGAAAGTTGAAATGGAGATGCAGGGCTTTAAAGAATTAGATTCATATTTATCTTCACTCGCAAGGAAGGATGAAAGAATAAATAAGGCTACTGTAAAAGCAGGGGGCGCGATTCTTGCGAAGGAAATTAACAAGAATGCTCCCCGTTCCAATATTGGAGGGAGCCATCCCCACATTGATGAAGATATTATAGTCGGTAATCGCACGAGAAAGGACCCCGATGGTGAGATATATGCTGTGGTCGGCCCTACAAAAGATACAAAATACCGTGTCCACTTACCGGAATTCGGTACGATCCATCAACCGGCTAACCCGTTTATTCAGCAGAGTATGAAAAGTGCAAACGATCGAATGCTTGAAGCGATGGTAGCCGTTATTAGGAAAGGGTACAAGCTATGAACGTGGCAGAAAGAGCATTACAACTGAAAAACAGAGTATTTGAAGCGCTGGAAACCGATCCAGCGCTTTTATTATTGGCCGATCCAGCAAACATTTTTGAACTTGCGGTACCGATTGGCATCAAAAGCAAACCAGCCTATATCGTCGTACAGGAATTAGACTACAGAACTACAGGGTGGGCTGATGGAAAGCCGATCAAGGATAGCGCTGTTTATCAAATCGATGTGTATAACGATTCTTCCTGTGATCAGATTTTGGCTGCCGTGGTTGGGGTCATGAATCGATTAGATTTTCAAACAGGAATTTTAATCAATGACTTTTTAAAAGATGAGGGTCTTATCCGGAAAGGTTACCGGTTTGAGGCCAATATTTTACTATAATTGGAGGTTTTAGAATGCCTGAATTTAGTTCCGTTACCGGGTTGGAAGGCGTTAGATTTGCGCCTTTAAAAAAGGTGAATAGTCTTTATGTAGCTTCAAAAATTATTGAATATCCCTATGCAGTTAACGCGAAAGTTAATACGGAAACATCAACCGAAAAACAATACGCAGACAACAAATTAGTTGATATGGCCGTCACAACAGGTTCCACAAAGTTGGAGCTTGAAATGCGAGATTTACCGATGGAAATCTTGGCCGAACTGTTAGGGATTGAGGAAACAGACGGCCTCTATGTGTTTAAGAAAAATATAATTCCGCCGTGGGTTGCTATGTCCTTCTTTGGGCCAAAAGCAAACGGTAAGAACCGCCATGTGGGACTTGTGAAAGGGCGTTTTTCTTTGCCGGATGATGAATGGAAAACAAAAGAAGAAAAGACAGATTTTCAGACGGTCAAACTTTCTGCTGAATTTATGGAGCGCGAACAAGACAACGCCTATAAAGTATTGGCTGATGAGGACGAACCGAATTTCAATTTGGACAAGTTTTATGAAAAAGTGTTTGGCAATGCTTATAAAAATCCGGACTCAGGCTCTGATAATAAATCCAGCGTAGACATTGGAAAGACGGTATAAAGGGAAGCTCCGTGCTTCCTTTTTAAATCTAGAAAAATAAAGGAGGAGTCAACATGGCTCAAAAACAAATTTCGGTTAAATTATGGTTTGAAAAAGAAGAAAAATACAAAACATTTATTGCACCTCGTACTAATACAAAAACTTTGTATGAAGCTTTGGAGTTAGATGAGGCAGCTGCTAAAAATACCAACAGTATTAAGGCAGTGCTTAAAAGCCTTGAAGATCGTATGAAATTCATCGTGCGTGTATTCCATAATCAATTTACTTTAGAGGAATTTCAAGAAGGCCTACAATCCTTTGAAGTTTCAAACGAAGTAAGGCGAATCATGGGCGAGATTATGGGTTATGAGGAAGTTAAGGAGGAAGAAGATTTTTTATCGGTAGCGGAAGCGGAGGCCTTTCGGCAGAAAAAGGAATAGAGCAGCTCAATGATTTATATGCGGCCCTTTTAAAACAGGGATGGACCATGACTGAAATTGACGAGATGGATATTTACCATTACTTAGAAGTCATGGCTCATGAAAATAAACCAAAAGTTGTTCCAATTGATCAAGTGTTTTTCTAAGACTGGCTTTATCGCCGGTCTTTTTTCGTTGAGTTTATGCCAGGGAAGCGGGGTGGATACATATGGCGCAACCTATCGGAAATATGATTATTAAAGTAGGCCTTGATGATACCGGCTTTAATCGTGGAATTGAAGGTTTAAAGCGGCAAATGCGTTTAGCGAATTCGGAAATGAAAGCATCCGGTGCAGTTTATAAAGCTGCGGGAAATCAGTCAAAGTTTCTTCAATCGCAAGTAGAAGGACTCAATAACAAATACCGCATACAAGGCCGTTTAGTAGATGAGCATCGAACAAAATACAATAAGTTAGTCAGAGAAAAAGGGCTGGACAACCGAGAAACGCAGATACAAGGTCGCCGGCTGAATGATGCCATTGCCGTTCATCAAAGCCTTGGAAATGAACTGCAACGAGTAACAAAACTATTTGAAAATACCACAAACAGCACCCGGCGGGCAGCGGGTGTTTTTTCTGTGTTTAAACGCAATTCAGGAGAAGTATCTAAAGAGCTAAACGCGGTGTATCAATCAGCTACAACCGCCGGAAAGGCTCTTTCTGCTATCGGTGCAGCAGGAACTTTGGGAATCGGCATGTCTGTTAAAGCCGCAGCTGATTTTGAGAAAGCGATGAGCCGCGTAAGTGCTTTGGCAAGTGCAACAAATGATCAAATGGGTGAGCTTACAAAAACAGCCCGTCATTTGGGTGCAACAACTCAATATACAGATGGGCAAGTGGCAGAAGGTATGCAGTACCTTGCGATGGCCGGATATAAAACAAATCAAATTATCGGGGCTATGCCTGGCCTTCTCGCGACTGCCGCAGCTGGTCAAACAGACCTTGGAGTTACGGCCGATATCGTTTCTGACATTTTGACTGAATTTCATATCAAGGCTGAAGATACAAACCGTGTTGCGGATGCAATGACATATACTTTTACGAATTCAAACGCCACCCTGCAAGAAATCGGGCAAACAATGAAATATGCAGCACCGGCCGCAAAAACAGCGGGAGTCAGTATGGAGGAATTGGCAGCGGCAACCGGTATCATGGCAAACAGCGGGATTAAAGCCGATATGGCAGGAACGGCTTTAAGGTCTACCTTGACGCGACTCTCTGCACCACCAAAACCAGCTGCATCAGCGATTGAAGAGTTGGGTCTAAAAGTTACAGATTCAACCGGTAGAATGCGTCCGCTTGCTGATATTATCGGACAAATCAATGAGAAAACAAAAGATTATACCGAAACTGAGCAAATTCGTATTGCAAAACAGCTGGCGGGGCAACATGCGCTTTCCGGTTTTATTACCTTAATGCACGCCGGGAAAGATAAGCTTCAAGAATTCACAAAAGAAGTTGAAGGAAGCGGCGGCACAGCTGAAAGAGTAGCCAAACAGCAAATGGACAACCTGGCTGGCTCTATTGATTATCTTAAATCTGCTACAAACAATGCTGTTATCACTTTTGGAAATCAGTTCTTACCTGTTATCCGGGCTACAGCTGACGGACTAACGAAGCTTGTAACCTGGTTTGATTCATTGCCCCCTTCCGTTGCGAGCACTATTGCAATTACTGGCGGAGCCGTCACTGTATTTTCACTATTAGGTGGCGCGTTCTTACTATTGCTTGGCTCATTGCCAAAGGTAGCAGCAGGCTGGAATATGCTTCGGACCGCGGGCGGGTATTTAACACGGAATGTAAATCAAGCATCAGCCAGTCTTGGGGTTTATTCTACGGAAGCCATTGCAGCGGGCGCAGCTTCCAGAACAGCGGCTGCAGGAATGACAACAACATCTGCGGCGGCTGCGGCAGCATCCACACGAATGGGGCGTTTTCATCAGTCAGCCAATCTGGCAACAACCAGAGTCGGGAGGCTCGAACAATCATCCAGCAGAAGTGCTAAAGCCATGCGGGGCCTGGGCGGTGCTTCACGTGTTGCCGGCGTTGGTCTTGGATTGTTTGGCGGACCAGTTGGTTCAATTGCAGGGCTAATTCTTTCATTTGCTCCTGAGCTCTTAAAATTCGGTGGGAATATTTTAAAGGTTGGAGCCAATGCAATTAAAGGCGCTGGCGGCTTTATGAATTTAGCAAAAAGCGGTTTTGGCCTTTTCAACATTCTCAAAAAAGGAGCAGGAGTTGTCGGCCTTTTACGTGGCGGATTGAGCTTGTTAGGTGGTCCTGTTGGTATCGCCATCACAGGATTCACATTTTTGGCTGAAGCTGGCACAAAGTATTATGACAACTTAAAGAAAAGAGTTCTTCCCGCAACAATAGATTTTGGTGAAGGCGTATCGAAGTCAACAGCAAAAGCTGTGAATGCCTATGAAGATATGAATATCAAAGTCACGGCAAAGCTCAATACCCTTCGAGCGACAAATACAAAGATCACCAAGGATATTGCCGATGATGTGACAAAGCAGTTCACTGAAATGGGAGATTCGTTGAAAAAGGGATTTCAAACGAGTGCTGATTCTGCTACCAAAGTGTTAAAAGATTTTTATGCTTCAAATGATAAAACGTCAGATAAAGAAGCAGCTAAGATACTCAATAAAATTGAAAGTGGGAATGAGAAGAAGCAGAAAGAGATACAAGGCTATGTGGACCGGGTAAATGAAATTTACAGAACCGCGGCTAAAGAAAACCGTAAAACTACAGAAAAAGAAAATAAAGAAATAGCAAAAATCCAGAGAAAAATGTTAGCTCAAATGGAGACCGCACTTTCAACTAGTAAGGATGAGCAAACTAAAATCTCACGAAAATTGAAAGAAGAATCCTCCAACCTCTCTGCTAAACAGGCGGCCGCTGTTGTGAAAAACAGCAACAAAGCTAAGAGTAAAACAATTAAAGCAGCAAAAGATCAATATAATGCAGTGGTTAAAGCAGCAGACGACCAATATTATGTCAAAGGGACAATTAGTAAAAAAGAGCATGACGATACTGTTAAAAAAGCAAGGGATCAGAAAAATAAGACGATAGCAAATGCGGAAGAGTCACATAAAGGTGTCGTAAAAGAAGCTAAAAAGCAAGCTGCTGGACATATTAAACAAGTAGATTGGGAAACCGGCGAGGTTCTTGATACGTGGGATCAAACCGTTATTGATATAGCCGGTTTTGTGAACAGTATCACCGGCGGAATTAATAAGGTTCTTGAATTTATGCACATCCCAACTATCCCAGAATGGAAGCCTAAAGGTTACAATGGTGGGTCTGAAAAAATGCAAATTGCGCCTGGAGCTGCTTATGCGAAAGGTACAGACTTTCACCCTGGAGGAAAAGCGCTTGTTGGTGAAGATGGGTGGGAGCTGGCCCATACACCAGGCATCGGAACGTATGTAGTCGGTATGGGCGGCCCGCAAATTTGGGACCTGCCACGCGGCACATCTGTACTTCCTCATGATCAGTCAAAAGAGTTAGCGGCTTCAGGTCTTCCTGGATATGCCGGCGGTGTCGGAGACTTTTTCAAAAAAGCCGCTGAAGGCTCTAAGAAAATGGTCAACGGAGCTATTTCGTTCGGAAAAGGTGTCGTTGATAAAGTCGGGGATGTTAGCTCAAGCGCTATGGACTTGATTATTAACGGTCCCGGCAAATTAATTAAAAAACTGTTTAGCGGGCTAATACCATACAAAACAGGAAAAGGCATTGATTCGTTCGGAACCGGTATATTCAAGACCTTAAAAAATGGGGCAACTGAATTTTTGAAGGGAGTCATGCCAGAGCCTTCTACATTTAAAGGGACCGGAGGAACGAAAGCCGTAAACCAATGGGTGACAGAGGCTGTTGGTATAGCTGGGGTGCCTCTTTCATGGATTCCAGGGCTTGTGACCATTGCCATGAAGGAAAGCGGCGGAAATCCAAATGCTATCAACTTATGGGATTCCAATGCGAAAGCCGGCCATCCATCACAGGGATTGATGCAGACGATCCCGAGCACTTTTAACGCCAATAAGTTTCCTGGACATAATAACATTTTGAATCCGATAGATAATACTTTGGCTGCAATTAACTATATCAAGCGCAGATATGGAGACATTAGCAATCATCCAGGCTTAAAATCAATGGCCCGGGGTGGCGGCTATGTTGGTTATGCAAAAGGCGGTATCTCACCTGGTCGAGGCGGCTCAAAATGGGCCATCTTAAATGAACGAGGGTATGATGAAACAACGATCACAGAAGACCCTTCATACAGGGAGCGTAATATTGGGCTATGGGCTCGTATCGGTAGCAAGCTCGGCATGCTTCCGGATTTGCAGGATGGGATGATTTCAAAAGCACTTCTCCTGCTTCAAAAAGTTTCGGCAAAACCTGAACAAGAGCTGCCACCACCTAATGATTTTTCTGTGGACATTAGCCGTGTTGTAAAGAATCAAGAAAAACAAATCAGTATGATGGCAAAGCAGATTGATTTTCTAAATAAAAATGTGCAGCTCTTGCAGCAACTTTTACTAAAAGACAACAACACATATCTTGATGGCAGAAGTATTGACCAATCAGCCGGGGATCGGTTTACTCGAACTTCATTCATAAACGGGGTGAGATAGTGAAATTATTCCTTGATTACGATAATGGTCTTGGGGAGCAGAGCTTAAAAAGCCTGCTTCCTTTTTTTGAACCTTTAAGCTTCACACCTGAAGCACCGGGGATTGATCGTGAAACGGTTAGCATGCCGAGAATAAACGGAGTTGTCCTTCCGCAGCACCCTCGGGATGTTACGTATACGGAAAGAAAAATAACCGTTGAATTCTATTTAAATTCAGTCATCGCCGAAAACTTTTATCAATTTAGGCGGGAGCTTTACGCGCTTTTAGTCAAGCCGTTTCCCTATTATATCTCGACCGATTTATTGCCGAATCTCCGTTTTCGTGTAACTTGTGATGGCAATTTTAGTATTCCAAAAGAAAAGGAGAAAAACTTTGTAACGTTCACAGTTGAATTTAACAACTTCACGGGACTGGCAGAATCAAAATTCACTTCTCTGACAAAGCAGAATTTTGATGGAGAACATTGGAGTCCGGGAATGAATATTCACATGCGTGACGATCTGGAATACAGGTTCAAAAATCGAAAGAGGTTTCAGGTTTATAACACCGGTGATGCCTATATCAATCCTCTGGAACATGCCTATAATGTGACCTTATGGGCAGCCGGAAAAAATGTGACGATCATTAACCATACTAATGGTGAAAAGCTTAAAATTGAGCAAGAATTAAAAAAATCGCAGCGTGTTTCTTTTATCAAGCAATACACGGTGATCAATAAAACACCTATCAAAACATCCGGCAGGCTCCCGGGACTCGATATAGGAATGAATGAGTTTGAAATTCAAAATACCAGTGATTTTGAGATTATATTCGATACTCGTTTTTACTATCCGTAAGGAGCATGTAAAATGGCAAACACAGATTTTATAAAGGAAATTGCACCGGACGCCCAAAGAGTCTATAAAAAATATGATATTCTCGCGTCTCTCATTATTGCTCAAGCTTGTTTAGAGAGCGGATGGGGTACAAGTGAACTGGCGCAGAAAGGGAAAAACTTATTCGGCATCAAGGGTACTTATAACGGTCAATATGTTCTCATGTGGACGACTGAATATGATAAGAACGGAAATGCAACCAAAGTGCAAGCTCGCTTCCGAAAGTATCCGTCTCGGTATGAATCGATTCAGGATTTAGCCAAGCTATACATAAACGGAACGAGCTGGGACCCGGATCATTATAAAGCCGTAGTGGGGGAAAAAGATTACAAGAAGGCGACAGCTGCACTCGTAGAAGCTGAATATGCCTCCGATCCAAATTACGCCACCAAATTGAATAGTCTCATTTTCACTTACAAACTCACACAATATGACACTGCGGATGGGGTGCCAGATGGACCTGACGAGCCTGCAAACCCGAATCCTACCCCAGGGTATCCAAGCAAGGAATATGACGGGAAAGATATAACACTCAATCAGAATCTGCCGTCAGATGTTGATTTTCCACAGCTGCATGTCTCATCAAAAGACGGAAAAAAGGTTGTGGAAATAACGGGCGTTTCCGTCGATCTGACGGACAATACGACTGGCAAAAAGAGTTTTACCTTTACGATCACAAAAACACAGGAAAACGCTACTGAATTTGATTTATTGGTGGATGACAATATTCTTTATTTGGACGAGAAAAAATTCAATCACCAAAAATATTACATTACGGGTGTCCAACTTCATCAAGAGAAAAATGTCATAAGGAAAACCGTTACAGCAAGCCACATATTCACTGTGCTGCTTATTAACAACAGGATTCATGAAACTGTATCAAAGAAATTAAGATTGAGAGATGCGCTTGATTTTGCTTTGAAGAATACAGACTTCAAATATATTTTTAAGACGCCGGAGAGTGAATTTGAATCAGCAGATCAAGAAAATTTCGGTGATAAAAACTCGACAGAGCTAATGGATGAAATCATTGAGGATTATGGGATTGAAATAGACGTGGATAATTACAAAATTTATATCTACAAAAAGATGGGGAAACGGATTAATTTCACCCTAGATTCGCGCTATAATATGCCCGGCATTTCAATTACAACAAACTCGCAAAACAGTACAACACGAGCCTGGGGATACGGGGCCTTAAAAAAGGGGAGCAGTACTGATGACAAAAACCCTCAGTACGAGTTTGAGCCTATTTTATACATTCATCCAGACGAAAAGAAATTCTTGATTGAAGGGAAGCCACGCTGGGCTGAACCGATCAGGGATGAGCGCTATAAAAAAGCCAGCAGTATGATTTCTGCATTAAAAAGGCATGTGAATCCATATCCGGAAATGACGGTAGAAGCTGATTTCCAAAAAATCTATGAGCCGAAGCTTTTAGAGATCGAGCAAGATTTCTGGAAAGGTGACACAATCCATGTCCTGGCTGATACGGCGGATGGTATCACATTTGAAGATGATGTGAGACTTGTGTCCATCCAGTACAACCCTTTGAACCCATACAGCAGTCCCAAATTGACGTTTGCGAACTTCCGCAAAGATATCCAAAGCATAAATGTGGCTCAAGCGAAAAGGCTTAGAGATCAAAAACGATATATTGACCAGCTTTTCAAAACGCTCAGGTAGGCGTTTTTTTATTTTGTCAAAAAGGGAGTGATGAACATGTTGCGGCTGATTAAGCACTATAATAAAACCCGTAATTCACTTTATGAATCCCAGCTAAGTGAAGATATGCAAACCATAGAAAATGCGTTGAATGATCACGACTATAATTTGAAAAGACATGAGTCTTCCAGAGCCGCCCACACGTCGGAACAAATCGACCATGGCGGCTTCACTGTTGGAAACCGTCTGAAAAATTTATCAGCTCGCTTTGCCAACTTGGTCACAAATCACGATGGTTCAGATGTCAAAGAGGTTGTGGATGCCCGGGTAACAACTGACGGAGAAATTGCTCAAACATTGAAAGATCGTCTGGACTTAGAATTTAATAGACTCGCACAAAAAATAAATCGCACTGTGTATGTTGATGACTTTGGAGCCGTTCCGGACGGAAAAACCGACAGCACCGAGGCTTTCAAAAAGGCTTTAGGGAATGGCAGGGTGCGGATTGAGTTAAGTGCCGGTACTTATATTGTGAAAGGCATCAAGCTCCCATCCTGGACGTACTTGAATGGAAAGGGAAAAGGTATCACGACCATCAAGCTTCGTGAGGATACGCCCGCCAGTGAATGGGTGATTACAAATGCAGACTATGATAAGGGAAACAGAAATATTTTTGTGCAGGGGATGTCGCTTGATTGGAATCCGAATAGACAAGGCGGAGTTCGGGCGACTGGCGGGCAACATTCAAGCTGCTTAACACTTGCCAATGTGAAATATGGCTGGGTGAAAGATGTTGAGGCGATAAACCCAGGACTGCACGGTTTTGATATTACAGCTCCTATTTATGATCATTTGCCAACAACCGATTATACGAAGAACGGGAGCCGTTATATATGGCTAGACAATTGCGTTGCCTATGGATACGGGGATGATGGGATTACCACACATTACAGCGAATATATTTTCATCTCCAATTCACATTGTGTTTATCCAAGCGGCAAAGCTCATAAACAGGGGGAGTCCAATTCCAACGGTATTGAAATTGACGACGGTTCAAAGCACGCCTGGATACTGAATTGCTATTCTGAGGGAAATGTCAGGGGCGTGGAGGTTAAAGCTCATGCCAAATGGCCGGCTGCTCAAAATGTCCATGTTATCGGTCATGTGTCTTATCGTGATGTGCGGTCATACGATATCCGTCACATCGGCCATCATTTAGCATCTGACCCTGAAAGTACGACAGCTTACGGTGTCACAATAACGGATTGTACGGCGATAGAACCGGTATTTAATTCCTTGTATAAGGACCTTTCACCGCGTGCGCTTGTCATTTCTGCCTATAAAAATGTCGTGGTCAACGGCTTTACAGCTATCGGTGATCCCTCATACGATTATAAAAACTATCCAGCTATCGCACTGCAATATCGCAGCCGAAACATCTCACTCAATGGGATTCAAGTGCGTGGGTTTAAAAAAGCTGAAGCGGATATTCGTCTTTTTGGTGGCAACCAGCGGACTGATAATGTCAACATTTCAAACTTCACGTTCTATAAATCTGCTAAAAGCGGCATTGTGATTGGCGGGAAAGTATATAACGTTAATATCAACAATGGAATCATGACAGGGGACAAGGGTGCTTACGGTATCACCTCACCAAACAGCCAAGCCAATATTGTGGGTGTTTATGCGGAGGGTTATGATTACGCGGCGATGATTAAAGGTCAAAAGTATAAATATGTGCCAAACAACTTAAAAGGCGGGACGAGGGTTGCCACAACTTCAGGATATGCGACCTCAGAGACCGGTTTTATTGCGGCTTCTTCCGGTGATCCTGTCGCTTCCGGAGAGGCTTCATCTGTCATTGGATCAACCGGCGGATGTAAGGCACAAGGCACGCGGAATGTGGTGCTCGGTTCTTCTGATAGATCGACCGCAACGAAAGACGGAAGCCGGTCTGTCATCGGATCATCAAATAATGTCAGGATTGAGGGGGATGGAGTATCCCGAACAATTTTATCGTCACAAGCTGTCATCAACAATAAGAGCTATACGGTGGCGCTTGGATACGGTACCGGGAGTCCATCGGCTTCAAATAAAAAGGTAGAGCTAAACGCAAAGGCTGGGAATGTTTTAGGCACTGGTCGTATTGAAAGTGTTTCTGACTTAAAGGACTTGGCTGAATACTTTGAATCCAAAGACGGCAGGAAGATTGAGTCCGGTTACCTGGTAACATTGGACGGCGATAAAATCCGGAAAGCAGAAAAAGGTGAAAAGGTTTTAGGCGTTATTTCTGAGACGGCTGGCGTCATTATGGGCGGCGCAGCTTTTTATTGGAATGATCGCTATTTAAGAAATGAGTTCGGCGGGATTATCTATGAAGAAATCAACGTTGAATCAGAAGACAAAGACGGTAATGTGGTGATTCAAAAAGAACTCGTTCCAAAAGAAAATCCACATTACGATCCGGATGTAGAATATATTCCGCGGGAAGAGCGGGACGAGTGGCATGTTGTGGGGCTGGTCGGCCAGGTCTATGTCAGGATTAATGATACGGTCCAGGCAGGGGACAGCATCGTTCCTTCAGGCGGCATTGGCACGAAATCAGAAGACGGAACAGGCTTTTATGTGATGCGTATCAAGCAGCCTTACTCTCATCAAAAAGGATATGGTGTTGCCCTGGTCTTTATGTATCCGCAGCTGTAAAGGAGGCTCATTGATGATTTATAAACAAGGTGGTATATCACTTGATATAAACGCGCGAAAATCGAGCGCGCAATCAACCAATATCCAATTTTTCACCCAGGATACGGGCAGCGCAAATCTGTCCTTTTCTTTTACAAAAGACGGCGTTCCATTGCCCCTTTCGGCCGTAGACGCCAAAATTGTCCTTCTGTATGCGGATGACTCGTTTTATAAACGCAGCTTGACGCTGACGGACAAGGTAAACGGGAAAGCCGAATATGTTTTGTCTGACGAAGAACTCAAGCATTACGGCGAAGTTAAGGCCGAAATCAAGCTTTATTATACGAATGGTCAGGCGCTTGCGACGGTCTTTTTTACCTTCCACATTGAGAAAACTCTCGAAGATCAAAATATCGTGCCTGTTGCGGAGTATTATATTGACGATTTTGAAACGCTCCGGGCTGGCATTAACAAAACGGTGGCGGAGATCAGCCAAACTCTTGATGAGATCAAAGCAAAATTTGCGGAGTTTGAAAATATTGAAACAAAAGACGGGGCGACGGAAAAGGCGAATAAGGCTGAAGCGAATGCAAAGGAATACACGGACAAAGCTGAAGCGAGCGCGAAGGAATACACGGACATTCATGCCAAAAATACGGATATTCATATCACGGCAGCGGAGCGGGATAAATGGAATGAGGCAGAGTCCCGGGCTAAGTCTCATATCAATAATCAGTCGAACCCTCATCAAGTAACGACAAAGCAGGTTACACTCATTAATGATTCAGCATTTCAAGATGCTTCTTATGAGGGAGATAATTATCCTGATGGAATCTCAACTTTTCCGCTTTTAGCTAATGAAGCCACAGGATACCCGAGTTCATATGGCGGTATTTTAAATGTGAAATCAACTCAATATCGGTTTGCCCAAGTTTTCTTTCCAGCAGGAAATTCGAAAGACCCGAGAATCTACATTCGTCATTGGTATCATAGTTTAGGTTGGACAGACTTTAGCATGATTCCAACTTCAAATGATCTAAAGCCTGCCTGGACTGAAGTTCCTTTAAAAAACGGCGCGAAACATGGGGCTAGAAAAGTTATGTGTGCGGTGGTTGGCGGTTTTCTGTGTTTAAAAGGCGAGATTATCACCAATAGAGGCGTGATTTTTGGGACGCTACCAGCTTCTTATAGACCCGACCAGCTCCGCAGTAGACTTGTTCCTATATTCGGTACAACAGGGATGTCCAAATTGTATATCGAAACAAACGGAAATATGAGGCTGGAGGGGCAAATCGCTGATAAGTCCGAGAACATAACTTCTTATGGTTTGGACGAAATTATTCCCCTGTAGGAGAGATAAGTCATGAAAAATATTTTTAAATATGACAAAGAGACGTTCTTGTTGATTGATAATGATATCATTCAGCCTGATGATCAAGGGAACTATGAAATTCCGGATGGATGGACAGACATTCCATTTGACCCGGGTTTATATCTTCCGAAGTTTTTTCCGGACGAAAAGGTGTGGAAGGAGACGGCTACAAAAGAGTACATTGAAAGCTTGCAGCCTCCGGAGCCTGAAGCGAGTGAAATTGAGCTACTAAAAAAGCAAAACGCTTTACTCTCTTATCAATTGGCCCGTCTTCAAAAAGAAGTTGCATCATTGAAAGGTGATGGTTCCTCATGATGTATCCAGACTTTGCGGCTATTAAGCAGTTTTATGATTGGGGTTGTTATGATGATGACTCAATCATGAGAGATTACGTAGATTGGGGGCATATTACCCCGGCAGAATATGAAAAAATAACAGGCCGGAGCTATGACAAACCCGCCGTCTGTGTGGATTTAGGAATGCCTAACGCTCAATAAGGGTGTTTTTATTTTGCCTCAAAGGAGGTGAAAACGATGTGAGAACAGGAGGATTTCAGGATATGCCACAACCAAACGATTATGATGTTTTACAAAAAGAAATCGCAGAGATTAAAGCAGATCAAAGAACACAAGATCAGCGGATCACTAACCTTGAAAGAACAACTGACCGTCATGATCAGCAGATCATTTCTATCAATGAAAAATTGAACAAGATCGAGGAAAACACAACTTGGATCAAGCGCAGTATCACCGGCGCAATCATTACAGCGGTCAGCACCGGCATCATTGGCGGCGCAATCGCTGTTTTTTATAATCTACTGCAGAAATAAGGAGGAAAACACAATATGAAAAACTTTGACAAAGGCACGGTCGTCCGGACGGTGCTTCTTTTTATTGCATTGGTAAACCAGACATTGATCATGTTCGGAAAAGCAGCTTTGCCGATCAGCGAGAATCAGGTCAATACGTTGGCCGACGCTTTGTATGTGGCCGGCTCTACGATTTTTACAATCGTCACGACGTTGGTCGCTTGGTATAAAAACAACTATGTCACCGGTAAAGGTAAGCAGCAAAAAGAAGTTCTAAAACAAAAAGGATTAACAAAATGAGGTTGCCAGCTGGCAGCCTTTTTTATTTAAAACAAAATTGGAGGGGTTCAAATGGTTAAAGTCGTAAAAAACTTTGTGAAAGTCAATCAGTATACCCGGCCGGGTCTGAAAATGTCGGGAGTGAAAGGCATTGTCATGCACTGGACGGCTACTCCCGGCGCGTCCGCACTGAATGAGCGGAATTATTTCAATGGCACGTGTATCGCTGATAAACGTTACGCGTCATCCCATTATTTTGTGGATCGAAAAGAAGCGCAATTGATTATTCCAGAAAATGAAGTCGCCTATCACGCCCATGATCAAAACCGCTGTTACGTCAGTTTTTTAAAGCCAAACGCCAATACAAAGGCGATCGGTGTTGAAATGTGTGTTGAAAAAAACGGGCAGATTCACAGCGAGACCGTTCAAAATGCTGCTGAATTGGTCGCTGATCTGTGCAAGCGTTACGGCCTTTCTACAGATAAGATTGTGCGGCATTATGATGTGACAAATAAAAGCTGTCCGACTCCCTGGGTGAGGGATGCAAGCCAGCTGGCAACTTTCAGGAAAAAAGTCGATGCCCTGCTTGGAAATAAAACTGTGTCAAAGACAACATCATCCACGAGCCAGTCAAGCAAATCCACAGGGACCATTCTGAAAAAAGGATCGTCCGGTTCCAAAGTCAAGGCGCTGCAGAAACGTTTGATTGCCGCTGGCTTCTCACTGCCGAAATACGGGGCCGATGGGTCTTACGGAAATGAAACGGTGCAAGCTGTCAAAGCTCTGCAAAAGAAAGTGGGTATCGCGGTGGATGGAATCTACGGACCGGCTACAGAAAAGGCACTTGCAGCTATTGAAGCGAAAAAGAAAAAACCTTCCTCAAGCGGCAAAAAATCATCCTACCCGCTGCCGTCTGGCATCTATAAGGTAAAAAGCCCGATGATGAAGGGAACGGCCGTCCGGCAGATTCAGGAGGCTTTAGCTGCCCTCTATTTCTATCCAGACAAAGGGGCGAAGAATAACGGCATAGATGGCTATTACGGGCCGAAAACGGCGAACGCGGTCAAACGGTTCCAGCTGATGCACGGGCTGTCTGCCGACGGTATTTACGGGCTGAAGACAAAGGCAAAAATTGAAGCCTTATTGAAGTAATCAAAAAGGCCCTTTCTTGTGTAAAGGGCCACATGCTTTTTTGCTTATTCCTTTTCTAAAGCTCCATTAATATAACCATTAATTGATTGAATAAGTCCTGCATCTGCTTTTATTTTTGCAGTAACCTCTCCTGTGATATTGATTTCGATTAAACCTTGGTCATCCTTATTTATTTCAATGTTTCCTCTATATGTATCTGATAATGTCTTCATTTCTAAAGAATGGATATCGAAAATATCCACTTCAAGAGCAATTGAATTATATCCTAAGTTAGCCCACTTTTTCGGTGGCTTTTCCGCATAAAACGGCATATCAAAATGCAGAGTTACTTTTCTACCTTCTTCTTTAATATAAATGCCTTCTATACGTATATTTTCTAATTTAGGAATCTCATTATATAGACTTTTTAAAAAATAATTTTCCTCTAAATTTTCGTACCACATAATATCACCTCAAATTTTTTTTTGAATGGATAATGATCTTTTGTCCCTGGGACTTTTCCTGTTCGAGGATTTTCAAATGGCCTTACATTAAAATGAGGCCCTTGTCCACCTTTTTCATGACCCGCGCTATGGTCTTGTATTATGATTTTCTGACCCTTGTTATTTGTATAGATATACTCTTTGGTCCAAATAATTTTACCATTTTCGTCTTTTATTACATGGCCACCTTCATGGGGAGCAGTTCGCATCTCTACACGACGAATTGATTCGGGGTGTTGAGATCTAGTAATGCCCGCATCCTTTTTAGCTTCATTAAGAGCACCATTTCTGCCTGGAAGATGAACCCTACTCTTAGAGCCGTTACCAACCTTTGAAGCTTTCTTTCCCGCCTCTTCACCTTTAAATAACTTGAAGCCGCGCTTTCCGTACTTAAATGCCTTTCCGAAAGGTGTGACACTCAATCCGGCGATCAAACGGTCCCCACTACTTTTAACGATTTCACCTGTCGCAAGGTCGTATCCAAACGCTGCTCTTACTGCATCATACACACCTGTAAATTCCATCGCTGTATCGAAATATTTAGCAAAGTCGCTTTTTTCCACATTCTCTGGAAGGGTGTAGGCGGGTTCTATCTTAACGATTGTATCACCATCTATGTATGCCCTGTAAAGCGTATCGTTAAATACTCTATAATCTTTTTTAAGTTCATTCAATTCCTCTTGAGTGTACTCTTTCTTGGAAACCTTTTGTGTCGCCAATTTTTTTAATCGATCTGGATCGGCGAGTGTGTTTACGTCAGCATCTTCTTTGTCACCGACTTTTTTCAGCATGGCACCCATCGCTGTTTCTTGATTTCCACTCAAGGTATCCATCTCATCCGGCTTTAAAATCGCGCCTTTTTGATAACTGGTGATTTCTATTTTGGGGCCGGTATACATCTTTTCGAGCCGCGCTATGTATCTCTGCATCGTCTCAAGATCATTTTCAGCCGTTTTGAGCGCGTTTGTCTGTTCGCGGTCAAACGCATGCAGCTTTTCAAGAGTCGTGCTGATTTCCTTTAACGCTTTCTGATTCTGTTCATGAAAACCGCTGTCATTCAAATCCGGTAAATCAACGATATGACTAACTTTTGCGATCGTGGCGTTGGTCTTGGAAACCAAATGTTTCGTTGTTCGATCAGCCGCATTCAAGCCATTCTCCAACTCGTGTTCGAGAAAGGACTGGGAAATAAATCCGTTATGGTTGGGTTCCAGGGAATTCAGCGCGCTTTTCATTTTCTTCAGCGTGGAACTGTATTCCTCTATAAAGGTATCATAGAACTGTAGAAAAGGGGTGTGACATTCCTCGTAAAAGGCGCGGATCGCGTCGCCGCCTTTTCCTTTTAATGCATCATCAAGTGATGTGATCCCCTCAACGGCTTTTTTGACTTTGGCGAATTCGTCTGATTGATGTTTTAATTGTTCGAGCGTTTGATCAATTGCATTGTGTAACGCCTGAACATCCAGAGTCTTCATGGCATTCTCCTCTAATACTTTTGGTTACAATCAGTATAGAGTTTACCACTTTACGGAAACCAATTGGGGAATAAATCCTGTGGATCTCTGAAAATGAATCATAATGATTAGGTCAAAAAACCCAAAAGATAGTGTCGTTAGATTGTTGTTGTCAAGAATTGATGTTTTCTGTAAAATGATTACCATGAAGAAAAAGGAAATAACTTTGATTGATTTTTCTGAAAAATTACAATATTGAGAGAAAGGAAGAGGATATGTGAGCGTCATACCTTATGATTTGGTTGCGACAAAAATGAATTTTTGGTACACCGCTTTAAAAAACAATTGGCCTGGTCAGGCAGAAGATACTAGAAAAGAAGTTGAAAAAGAAATAGCTCAAATGGAAGAGAACCAAGACGTGCTTGTCTATTATAACTTATTGAAGTTTCGGCATAATCTTCAGTTTGATTACATGTACTCTGATCCAGGTGCGAATTTAGATGCACGCTTTGATGAATTTAAGAAAATTAGGGATCAGAATAATCTAGAAGGAATGTTGGAGTATTATTATCAATTCTTTGCAGGGATGTACCATTTCAGACAAAAGGAATTGATACTAGCACTGAATTTTTATAGAAATGCTGAGAAACAACTTGATTCTTTTGAGTGCGACGAATTGGAGAAATCCGAATTTTATTTCAAAGCATCAGAAGTGTATTATCATATGAAACAAACGTTTTTTTCGATGAATTATGCCACCCGTGCATATAATATATACAAAAAATATGACACATACGGAGAACGTAGAGTCCAATGTCAGTTCATTTTAACGGGGAATTTAATTGACAAAATGTATCCAGAAAAAGCATTAATCAATTTACATAAAGCGCTTGAGGAATCAAATGATATCGGTGCTGATCATTTAATTGGCTCATCGCATTTGAATCTTGGAATATGTTATAATCAGCTTGAAGAACTTGAAAAGTCATCCAATCATCTCAAAAAAGCCCTGGAAGTGTATAAAGAGGGAAATCACAGCTTTATACCGAAAACTTTGTTTAACCTTGCCCATGTTAAAGCAAAGCAGGCTGAATGGAGAGCAGTCGATGACCTTTATTTTGAGGGGAAAGAATTGGCTGAAAAAAATCGCAACACATACGATCTTGCAAAACTTGAAATGCTAAAGGGGCTTTATTTGATTCATGATGTAGACTTAATCAGGGAGTCCTTTAAGTTCTTCAAAGACAATGGTCTGTATGCTGATATGGAAGACTATGGTGTCATCGCTGCAGAAGTTTTAGAGGGTAAAGAAAAAGTTCGCGATGCCTGTGAGTTCTACCGAATTGCATACGACGGAAGAAGACAAATTCAAAGGAGTGGGATTGTAGATGAAATCTAAGTTATTGATTTGTGCCGTTCTTTTATTAAGTGCAGTTGGCGCGATTGGTTCCTCATACGTCCAAGCTGACTATGCTTCTTATAAAGTTGCGGAGAGGTTAGCATCCTAATAACATAAATATTAAGTAGCTATTGAAGGAATAATTAATTTGATATACATTCAGTGCACGTTTCATCACATCAATGATACAGAAGAAAAGCCCTTCACATTTTCCAGAAGGGCTTACTTTATTTCCACACCGACGACATCCTCAAATTTAATGAGATTGGTGTCTCCTTTAGAATCCATGACATGGAAAGTTTTCTTCAACTGGTTTATGTAATTGATATGGCCCTCTATTTGAACGATCTCCCCGGTTTCGGGTCCGTTAAGCATTGGCAGCGGCTTAAATACAGAAAACTGAACTGAATTATTAAACTCCATTGCTTCACTTATGGCCATTTCCATATCTTCGATCTGAGATAGGTCAAGAACCGGCCTTTTTATTTTGTTCTGGTTGCTTTCTAATTCGCGGAGCAGGCTGACATGTTCGGGTAGCATCATGGCCGTCCATTTGATTGATCCTCGATCTTTTAAGTTGTCATCTTTCATGGTGTTCATCTCCTTGAGATGATTATGAGAGAACGTTTGTTCTGTTTTCAACAAGAAATAAAACCCATCCTTTCGAATGGGGTCATTATTTAATTTAAGAGTTGAGAATAATTTCTTTCACTGGTTACCATTTTTTCACCAGATCTTTTATAAGAGAATTTGGCTAAAGTTTCGTCTTCATCTATATAGGGTGCTTTCCAAAATACAGAAAGTTCACTAATACTTCTGTCTTCCTCAGCAAGGCGAGCAGCCAAATCTTCACTATACAGTTCAATCATCTTTTTTGTTGTTGCTGATGAATTTTTAAGATCAAATGATAAGTGAACTAATGCAATGTATTGATCTTTTTTATCATTTCCCAAGTCTTGATTGACTTCAACGTCTTCAATAGAAACGTTCTTTAAATGTTCATTGACCAAACCTTCAATTTTATTTCTGATATAGCTTGTCTCATTCTCAGAAGATGAGTCATTTAATTCTGATTGATCACTTTTAGTAATTAACCCATATTCACTTTTGACACTTAATTTATCAGCAACAAAATGAAGGAATACAGCTGCATGACTTTCTAAGCCATCCTCTCCGTCGAAATCATAATCTGTTGATGAGTCACCAATTTTTTTTTCAGATTTTGCTTTGCCCCCAACAATTTTTTTGACTTCATCATAAGTCATGCCTTCTTTTATTTTTTTATATTCTTCTGGAGTAATGGTGGCAACTGGTTCATTTTCGTACTTTAGAAAAAATTTATTAATTAGTGCTATTGAAAGTAAAGTAATAATACAAAAAAGAGCCAGTCGAAGTCCAGCTTTTCTTGTTTTACTTGGAATTAGCATTAATACACCTATTAGTGTTCCTATAATCATAAAAGCAGCAAATAATGAAATAAATAAAGCCATAATAACCCCCCATTTGTTTTAAAACGAACATTTACATTTTAAAACAAGTGAGGAGGGGAATCCAATAAACTTAATAACTATAAAGCAGAAGATAATTCTCATCTTATTTGTGGTAACAATTTGGTCACAAAAATCTAAAATTATTGTTTTAACACCATCTTTATGAATCCCTCAAAACGTTGATTTATCAGTGCTTTAACTTAGTTTTCAATCTATTGATTTTAAGGTTAATAGACTCCCACCGTCTCCACCATACATATGATGGTGGTTTTTTTGTTTTTTGGGGAGTTTTTTTTGTTTGTGTAAGGGCGGGAAACGGCTTAATGAACATATGAATGATACTGCGGAATACGTTGGGCTTGACGGCATCGGTCCTTATACCATGAGAAAAACGTTTGGTTACTGGAACTATAAAAAGCTTTATTGAAATAATCAAAAAGGCCCTCTTGAAAGAGGGCTTAGTTTATAAATTCCAACTTTTTAATTGTTATTCATCATCATCATTATCCATTTCCCATATTTTCTGACCGTCTGCTAAATATACTGCACTTGGTGGATCATCATAAAGGGAAATTTCAACCAAGGAGCTTTCCCCTTGCCTTAACCAGTCATATACACTGCCTTCGTTATTCGTAGGGTGGGATATAATGTTATTCACTCTAAAGGCAACTGCATAATATTCTGTGTAATTGATATCATCATCTTCTAATCCATTATCTGTCTCGTAAAGTGTGTCTGGATTTCCGATAATTTTTAATCCATTTTTCCATTCTAATCGCAGTTCTCTACCACCATATTCATCTAATGTTTTTATTAATGAGTTATATTCCATGAGTATCAATCCTTTTCTTATGGTTCTAATGGTTTTGCAGGAACTATGTGAGCACCGTCTTTTGAATAATGTATTGTTCCTCTGGTAGTTTCAATATATTTACCAGTTTTCATGTCATATGCTTTACCTATTTTTTGGCCGAAGTCAACAACTTCCCTTCCTTGGGAATTCTCCCGTGCCAGCATATTTATCAAGCAACTCTTGAGCTTTTTTATTATCCCCATAGAAGATACTCTTGGTTCTGCCATTTGCAACTTCTTGTTTGTAGTTTGGTGTTCCTGGAATATGTTTTTCTTGGGCTCCTGGTTTAACTTTTGCAGGGAAACCAT